AAATCTAAACTTGGTCATATTAGAAGCGAAGCTTCAAAAACAAAACAAAGTGAATCTGTATTAGGAAGTAAAAATCATTTTTACGGTAAAACACATTCAGATGAATTTAAAACAAAACAATCTGAAAATAAAAAACAAAACTATATTGGTTCCGGCAACCCAAATGCAAAATCAGTATATTATGACGGTATCATGTATGATACTATGAAAGATATGTACCATGCCACTGGAATATCTTTATATAAAATTAGAAAAATGAAGGCAGGATTATAAATTATGGATTTATTTGGTTTTGAAATCAAGAGGAAAGTCGAACCATTAGACATCCCTTCATTTACACCTAAAGCAGCCGATGATGGCGCGATGGTTGTGGCTGAAGGCGGTGTCTATGGTACGTTTGTTGATCTTGACGGTGCAGTTCGTACAGAAGCAGAGTTAGTCAATAAGTATCGTGAAATTGCAATGCATCCTGAGGTCGAGATGGCCATCGATGATATTGTTAATGAAGCAATTGTTGCAGATCCTAAAAAACAAATTGTCAGTCTTAATTTAGATGATCTAGAACAGCCTGACAAGATTAAGAAAATGATTACCGAAGAGTTTGACAATATTGTTGACCTTCTAGAGTTTAATCAACATGCATACGAGATCTTTAAGAAGTGGTATGTAGACGGTCGTTTATTGTATCATGCAATGATCGATGAAGCAAAGCCACGTGATGGTATCAAAGAACTTCGCTATATTGATCCACGTAAGATCCGTAAGGTTCGTACCGTTAAGAAAAGAAAAGTTGCCAAAGACTCCAATATTACTGTTCCACAAACCGGTGAAGAGTTCTATATCTATAATGAGAAGGGATTCTCAAAGACTGCAGGCGTTCCTAATAACGTAGCACCTTTCCAGGATACTGGAGCCCAAGGTCTTAAGATTGCAGTCGATTCTATTGTCAATGTATCATCTGGCCTTGTCAATGTAAATGGTGATCTTGTTATTGGTTACCTCCAGAAGGCTATCAAGCCGCTAAACATGCTGAAGGCGATGGAAGACTCATTGGTCATCTATCGTATCTCACGTGCACCTGAACGTCGTATCTTCTATATCGACGTCGGTAACCTTCCTAAACCTAAAGCTGAACAATATCTTCGTGATGTTATGACGCGCTTTAAGAATAAGGTTGTGTACGATTCAGCAAGTGGTGAGATCCGTGATGACCGTAAGCATATGACTATGCTTGAGGATTTCTGGCTACCACGTCGTGAAGGCGGTAAGGGAACAGAGATTACTACCCTCCCGGGTGGGCAGAACCTTGGTCAGATGGATGACGTAACGTATTTCCAGAATAAACTTTATAAGTCATTGAACGTTCCTATCGGTCGTATGGATCCATCTGCACAGTACAGTTTTGGTCGTGCTACAGAAATTACACGTGACGAAGTCAAGTTTGCTAAGTTTGTTACTCGCCTAAGAATGAGATTTTCTGATCTATTCACACGTATCCTTGAAAAGCAACTGATCCTTAAGGGAATCATTACCTCTGAGGACTGGGCAGAGTTCAAGACTAACTTTAAGTATGAGTATGCTGAAGATAACCACTTCGCAGAACTTCGCAACACTGAGATCCTTCGTGACCGTGTGTCGATGCTCCGTGATGTAGATGACTATACTGGCAAGTACTACTCACATGAATGGATCCGCCGCAATGTGCTCTATCAGACTGAAGAGGACATGAAGGAAATTGATGCACAGATTAAAGAAGAGATGAATAATCCACAATATAACCAACCAGAGGTTGGGCCTGACGGTCAACCAATCCCTGGAGCTGATATGCAACCAGAAGGTGATGCTGGAACTCCTCCTGCTCCACCACAGGCACAATCACCTAAGGATGCAGACTTCGGTCCAGCAGTTCCTGATGTAGTCAAGAAACCAGCCTGATTATAAATAAAAAGAATACGGAGAAAAGTTATGCCAACAGTTGATGAACTAATTAATTTTGCTATCGGTCAGCAGCCAACTAAGTTTGCTTCTGCCTTTGATGATATCATGGGCGAAAAAGCAGCTGAAGCAATTGACACATTGCGTACTAATATAGCGCAGGGTCTTTATGCTTCTGAAGAAGATTTAGAGTCAGAAGATCTAGATGACGAAGACGACCTCGATGATGATATCGATGAAGACGAATTTGATGACGTTGATGATCTAGACCTAGACGACGACGATTTAGACTTTGATGACTCAGATTTAGAAGGACTGGACGACGATGGCGAAGACGCTTAAAGATTTTCTAGAAGGTTACTTGAAAGTTAAGTCAGCCGATGAACAGAAGTTCATCGACAAGCACGTAACTGCCAAGAATCCTGACCGTAACGGCAATGGTGACGATGTCTTCAAAGGCAGCACCAAGGCTATCGATCGTCGTAAGGAACGCAAAGGCTATAACCCTGGCGAAGACGAAAAGGTCTATGAAGCAGTGTGTGCTTATGATAAAGATGATAAGATTGTCGGCAGATATAAAGATATGCAAACTGCTAAGAAGTTAAAGCCAGGACATAGATATGTCAAGGAAGAACTAAAAGGCGGCCAAAAGAATCTCGACAAGAACCATAATGGTAAGCTTGACAGCCAAGACTTCAAGATGCTTCGTAGCAAGAAGAAAGTCGCCGAGGAAGCCGAACAGATTGATGAATCTGCTAAGATTGCTGCACACCTTATCAAGCGTTATGGTGACAATGTTCGTAAGAGCCATGTCATGTCAGCAGCTAAAGATTTTGGTGTAGATCCGTCAAAACTAGCTAAGATGGTTCGTACAAAGCTGGGTAAGACTACACTTGGTGAAGAGCAGATCGATGAAGTCTCGGCTGCGACTAAGGATTCATATGCTCAGAAGGCCGGTAAGCAACTTTCAGATCTCTTTAAAAAGAGCGGTAAAAGTGCTGACGATGCTCGCAAGTACTATAATCGTAAGAATACGGTTCGCAAGATTGCCAACGAAGAAGTTGAAGAGCTTGACGAACTTTCAAACAAAACACTATCTAATTATATCACAAAAGGTTCAAGAAACTTAACAGGCCATGCTGTTGATGCTGGGCATGAATATGAAAAAGGTAACGAGCCAAAACGTCAATGGCGCAAGATTGATAATCGTGAAAAAGGCATTGCAACAGCTGCGAAGAAACTTGCCAACGAAGAAGTTGAAGAGATCGATGAGAAGCTATCGGCCAAGTCACCTATGGGAACATACATCAAGGACTTCGAAAAGTCTGATGCTCCACAGTTCAAGGGCAAGTCACCTGCAAAGCGTCGTGTAATGGCAATCGCAGCTAAGTTGACGGCCGAACGTGGTGGTAAGCCACTTAACAAAGAAGAACGTCTACAAGCTCGCCTAGGTGATATCTCTGAATCACATCAGAGAGTTATGCTAGAAGTATTTGAAAAACTTAATGAAGATAACAAGTCAAAGTTCCTACAGGCTTGTGATACACCAGATGGCGTAGATCAAATGCTCGACTTTGCTATTAATAATAGAGGTGAATAATGGCTGTTACAATTTCTACTAGAAAAAATACATCATTTGTATTGCATATTTCTCAGGCTAACAGCGGGCCGATTGTACTTGCTGGCAATAGTACAACAACCAATGTTAATGGCACATCAACGTGTGTAGCTATTCAAGATGAAGTATTTTCGGGTGCATATATCACACAGGCATTCTGGGGATCAGATGCTGGTTCGGTACAGATTCTAAGAGGTTCAACTGTTGTTGCAACACTAGATTCTACAGGTCAAAAAGACTATGCTGGTTGTGGCATGCCTCTTAATGTAGGACAGTCTGCTAATCTTGCTATTAACTTTGTAGGAACTGCAAACGGTTATTGCATGCTTGAGATGCAAAAGGTTGGTACATTCACTTCAGAATATAACAATAGGTAAGAGACATGAAACTAATTACTGAACTTACTGAAGATGTAACCGTTGTTACTGAAGCCCGTGAAGACGGGAAGAAGAACATGTACATCGAGGGTATCTTCCTTCAAGGTGGTATCAAGAACCGGAATGGTCGTATGTACCCAGTAGAGACTCTTGCTAAGGAAGTAGAACGCTATAACGAATCATACGTCAAGTCTGGTCGCGCTCTTG